ATGCATGAATATGTTCTTTATTTAAAAGAAGATGGACATTCTGTCTTAGCATATATTACTCCGTGTTTCCAGGTAGACAAGCAATTTTGGAATGAGCAGAACGGGCAAAGATTGCACATTATTGGAAAAAGTACATCACTCTCCTTACTTTTCGGGATAAGAGACAGGGTGAACAGAAAAATTACGCAGCAAGCTGCCGCTGGTCAAGTTGCTTCTCATACACTCAAGCAGGCACGTCTGGTGGCTCAAGGCTACACGAAAGAGGTAAATCGTCTATCCGTAAGGGAGACAGGTGAAATTTATTCCTACGGGCGATCCTGCTCCTTTAGCTTCGAAGAATTGGAGGGGGAGGAGAGGGCTTGTGAATCTCATATGCTTGAAAAACAAAATGTAATAGAATTCCTTGCTAGCAACAAGCAACAGACGCACCAGCTTTATCTTAAGCTACAAGGCAGGGCGTTATTATTAGAAGAAGTTAAAAGGTTGAGCTTTCAGAAATCCCCCTATATAACCCTAAATCATTCAGATTACCTTATCATGTCATTGCAATGGCTTGTTTTACAGGGAAAAGCAGAGTGGCGCCCAAGTGTTAGTCTTGAACTACATCGTTGTTGGTGGCAGCATCAACTGTCCTATCATTGTGATCGGTGCAATAGTTTCAGGGAAATTGAACAAACAAGCTGCTATAGCTGTCAACAACCCTGCGCCTACTGCTATAATTGCCTTTCGATGGGGAGATGCAAGAGCTGTGTACCTCTAATATTTGTGCCTGCAAGTCTGTCCGGTCATCTGGATGCTGATGCGCAACATTGCATTTCCTCAAAAACCATTCTCCAATGGAATGGACAATTTTCTAAGAGGCAAGCAATCGTAGCCAAAAAGGTAAGAGAATTCGTTTTTTCCAAAGAACGGAGATTTCTAATCTGGGCGGTTTGAATAGCCATAAATGAATACATAAACAAAAGTTTAAAAGTTCCACTCGATTTCAAGTGTGTCCCCGAACACCGTAATTTTGCGAATAAGCTTTTGTACTATTGCTTGGCGATCAGAAAATTCAGCCACTCTCAAGTCAATCACATATTCTTTTAACTTACTATTTGTGATAGTTGTTTGGGATATCTGTTCTTGATGAAGCTTTTGTATGTGGAGAGCTTGTTTTTCGTAATTAAGTTTTTCAACTTGTTTATCCAAAATGCTTTTTTCGATATTTCCATCGGCGTACAGATTGATTAATCTTTCAATTTTACTGTCTATCTTTTTTAACTGTGTATCGTAGTCAACGATTACCGTTTCTTTATTGGTTAGTTGTTTGTCAATAATTATCCTGTTTAACTCCTGTAAAATCATTTCTTCGATTCCTTGGTAATTCCATGTCTTATTTAAACATTTTTCATGATACTCTGACGGAAAGCGTCTGGCGCGGCATATATAGTAACGATAATGCTTTCCTTTTGCAGTGCAATGATAAGATAAATAAGGTTCACCACAACTTCCACAAGTGACTAAACCAGAAAGAAGGCTTTCTTTTGCCTTAAAAGCATTTCGACCTTTGTGTCTTGACAGCAGTAACTGTACACGCGCAAATTGATCTTCCGAAATAATAGCCTCATGCCTACCCTTATAATATTGATTTGCAAAGCTAACATATCCACAATAGAGTTTGTTAGATAAAATGTCTCGATAGCGGCGAAACCGCCACACCTCATACCCTAATTCTTTTAAGCGTCTCTGAACTTTAGTAATAGAGTGAAGTTGCTCGTAAAGATCAAATGCTGCCTGAATGTGCTTGGCTTCTTCTGAGATCAACAACAGCTCGCCATTATTTCGTTTATAACCCGCTGGATCATAATCACCTCCCATTCCTCTATAGCCCTCTTCTGCTCGTTTAATGTGTCCCATTCTCATACGCTCTGCAATCGTTTCACGTTCGAGTTGAGCAAAGACGGATAGGATACCTATCATAGCCTTGCCGAACGGTGTGGAGGTGTCTAGCGTCTCTGTGATGGATACGAAATCAACCTGGTTCCTAAGAAAGTGTTCTTCAATCAGCGTCAGGGTGTCGCGTTGAGACCTGGAAAGTCGGTCGAGCTTATAGACTACAACTGTGTCAATCTTGTCCAACTCGTGAAGTAATCGCTGTAAACCTGGTCGATTAATATTAGAGCCTGTATAACCACCATCAATGTAGATATCATATATAGACCATTCCTTAGCCTTGCAATATGCTTCTAAACGCTCGCGCTGTGTCTCTATACTATAGTTTTCAATTTGCTCTTGGGTGGACACTCGAATATATAGAGCTGCTTTCACAGTAAAATCTCCTTTCTGCTAATGAAGGTGATCGGTCAGGAATTTTAACCTAGTAATTTATTATCACCTTTTTCAGTCTGCCAATAATTTTACTGTTATTACTTCCATCTACAACTACTGGTTTGTAATTAGGGTTTTCACTTTGAAGTATAAGTGTGTTATCGGTTTTATACACTCTTTTTAGAACTGCATTACCATCAATGAAGACAGCGGCTATTTCTCCGTTCTCTACTTCAGCTTGCTTGCGAATTAACAGGAGATCACCATCATAGATTCTAGCATTGATCATACTATCCCCTTTTGCTCGTAGATAGAAATATTCTCCTCCGTTTAGCCAAGAATTTGGTGTATCTTCATACCCCTCGATGTCTTCATACGCAATGACCCCATTACCACATGAAATACTTCCAACGATAGGGATAGGAGTGAAAGTTGGGTTCTCTTCGTGGTTTGTAAACAAACCATTTATATTACTTGTTCTCTTAAAGCTGGGATCAATTTCATATTTATGAACGCTGAATGCTTCAGATAGCTTTTCAACATTACCTGGATTTATCAGAGTTCTACAATTAATGTAATCAGAAAGTGTACTTTTGGAGATTCCAGATATCTCACTAAGTTTTAATTGTGTCCATCCCCTAGTTTTCAATAGGCGTTTTATGTTTTCAGAAATTTCTTTTTTAAGAGGTAAATCACGATCTATCATTAATATAGCCTCCTTTTTAATTTTATTATATCCGAAAAAATACGGATTGTACATATTATTTCCGAAAAAACCCGAAAATAACCATAATTAACAAATAATCATGATGATAATCCGAGAAAAATCGGTTGACATTCCGAAAAAAATCGGATATTATCTAACTAAACCTACAGCAAAGGAGGGGAAAAATTTGAAAATAACGCTTCGGGCAGCAAGAGTAAATGCTGGATTAAAGTTAGTTGAAGCAGCTACTTTATTTGGAATTAATAAAGATACGTTATCAAAATACGAGAAGGATTCTACAAATGTCCCACGTTCTTTTTTTGTAAAAATTGAAGAAATATACAAAATGCCAGTCGAGAATATTTTTTTTTGGAAGGCAATCCGATTTTTTTCGGAAACTAAAGACAGCGTAGAGAAGGAGAGTGGAAATGAAAATCCCATATATTGAAATTAAAAAAATTAAAATTGGTGAACATGATGTTGCTGTGCCTCATGGTTTGTCTGATTTGCTGAACTCAGCGGGGGTGTGGACGGCAAAACTGAAAGAAAGTTCCCGTAGCACTAATGAGTATCATCGCAGGGTCGAGCTACGTGATGGAAGGTTATTTACGATTCTGACTAAATGTAGCAAAGCAACACAAGAAAATGAGAAAATCACTGCTTAGAATCGCTGTTTTTTATAAGAGGGAAAAACTTACATAAGGGTGGTTAGAAAGGGGGTGACAACCAATGATAGTTCGAAATATCAAATACCGGGGTCACTGGCACGTTGTAGTGATCGGTAAAGCAAAAGAAATTCGAGAGTTTGCAAGGCAAAATATGAAAGGTATGAAAGGGGTGAAATCGTGGAAGTAGATCAAAAGAAAGCCATCTTGAGCTTTCGCAAAGAAATCATGGTGACAGCCAGAAAGAATGATAATGGGGCTGCCCTTTGGACATATCACAACAAAACAGAGTCTAGACCAAATCAAATTAAAAAACCCACCTGCGGCAAACAGGCGGGGTAACACTTCCATTTCCCAAGATGTCTTGGAGGACTAGGGAAATGATTACCGAACGAACAGAGGACAAGCCTCTCTACTAAATATTATAGCAAATATTTTGAATTTATACAAATGGTTTTTGTCCTCAACAGAATATGGGGGAGTAACTTGGAATCTATATGGAATAGCGATAACCCTGTAATAAAAATGATTGTTGAACAGTCTGAGGAAGTCGGAATTGACCATACCATTTTTTATTCTAAAACAATAGGGTTTAAATATTTGGAGTGGTGGAAAGCGGTAGTAGAAAAGGCCAGCCTTGACGTACTAGATGCTTATATAACTACTGATATAACAGGTGAATATAAAACGAAAGTTATACCTCAAATGAGAGAAATTGCGATAGAACGCAGAAACTACCTTACGGGACAGGGGGCAATTCAATGAATGACCCTCATGATATCGAACTTGTTACAGCGCTAAAGGACATGTTTCATTTTGCTAAAAGTGGTCATGAAATAGCTAGTTTGTTTTTAGCATCAAGCCGTACGATGTTGAAAGATCAGTTTGATAAATGGATTGAGATTTGGAATTTATATCAGAGTGATATTCGAGCTTATGGAGAAGAAAAGGCAATTGAAAAGATAAGAAATCGTTTACAACCGTTTATAGAAAAACATGGGTAAATCACAAATGGGCGGAGGGATAGGGGAATGAGTGATCACATAGACAGATACCAAACGGGCTTCGTTGTCATTCCTCGTATAAACTTCGAACATTTCAGAGATGAAGCTATTTATCACCACCTAATAAAAAAAGCTAATTTTAAGGATTCAACCTGGTGTGAACGTGGTCAATACATCTTTTCGGTAAGAGGGTTTTCCGATATTACAGGATGGTCTTATAAGGAAATTAGAACAACGATTCAAAGATTAGAAAAGCAAAATTTGATTGTAACAACGCAAACAAAATACAAAGGAAACGCCGCAACACTAATAACTATTGTGGATTATGAAGCATCCCAACAGCTAGAAAACTACGCAAAAAACGGCGCACCCAACGGCGCACCAGAGGGCGCACCAAAGGGCGCACCTGTTATTCCTGAAAATGCAGTCATACCAATAGTTGTAGAAGACGAAAAAGATGCGAACGGCGCACCGAACGGCGCAGGGAAGGGCGCACCAAAGGGCGCTAATAGAACAGCATTTAAACAACAAGATAAACAACAAGATAAACATATAAAAGAATCTTGTCAGAGTCGTGGTGAAATTATCTCTTTTGTCGATTCGCAACAGCTCATCAACCGGATTCAACTACCTAATCGTTTGTTTGTTGAATACTTCGATCTGGTGAGACTTCAAAGAAAATCAGGAAAGATAGCAAACGGTGTTCTTAAAAGGCTATGGGACAGGCTAGCTAAACAGGTTGGTAATCCCAAACAAACAGTAGAAGCAAATCAAGCGATCGTAACCTATGCACTATCTACATACATCATGAACTACGGTCATAAGCCTGCCGAGTATGCACTCGGTATTATCAGCAATACAAGTGAGCTTGAAGCAAGACAAGGAATTATGAAATTGCACAATCAGAAGCAAAATCTTAAAACGACATGGGGTGAATGGAATGGACTCAATGAAACAAGTGATAAACAACGTCGTGCAGCAGAACTCGATGAACTTTCTCTCTGATCAAGAGTACGTTTGCCCGCATTGTAAGAGAGTTGTTCCAAAGAAAGAGGTTGAGATATTCGGTAAGAAGAAGCTTGTACAGCCTATTTGTGAATGTGAAGCAAAGGCGGCAAAGGAAGAAATGAGACGCTTTACAGAACATCAGCAACGCAAGGAGATAGAAAGACGCTTTTCTATTTCAGCCCTAGGTAAACGGTTTGAAGAATCTACCTTTGATACTTTTATACAACGTGAAGGCTCTGAAATGGCTTTTAAGCAAGCTAAGAAATATGCCTTTGAATTTGAACAATCTGGCTCCTTGAGTCTGATGTTGTGGGGAACCTACGGAAATGGAAAAAGTAGATTAGCCGCTTCTGTAGCCAACTACTTAAAAGAATCTGGAAAGACAGTGGTTTTCCAAAGTGTGCCGGAGTTACTTGAGCGGATACGACACACCTTTAACAAGAAAAATGCAGAGACGGAACAACAAATCATGACTGCCCTTTTACAGTGTGATCTATTAATCCTAGATGACATAGGTGCTGAGAAGGTCACAGACTGGGTAAATGACGTTTTATTTCGAGTGATAGACGGAAGATACCGTAAACAACTTCCGACCCTCTACACGTCAAACTTGAAGCCCTCAGAGCTAGATGAAAAATTAGGTAGTCGAATTTATGACCGTATCTTGGAAACGTGCATCCCCATTCAAAATAAAGCAAGTAGCTACCGTAGGGTACAGGCAGAAGAACGCTTTGAACAATTTCGTAGAGAGATGCAAGAGTGATTGAAACGAAATATTGTCAAAATCAATGTGAAAGATTCCAAAAATTATTCCAGGGGTGAATAGAGTGAATAAGATTGAAATAAACAATTCTCTAGCTACGTTGAAATGGGAAACGAGAAAGTTTGGAGAAGATTTGTTTCAAAGTCAGAAAGAAGACTTGGTTATGTATAGCAAATATTCGTTACGAATAAATGAGACATTGACTAGATTATTATTATTTTCTTCTTTACAAAAAGATGGAGAGGAAGCAATTCAGGAAAGCATGGAGATAGCTGAATTACAAGGAAAGAGAGTAAGTAGCATTTTTATCGAGACGTTAGAAGTTGTAAAGAAGATCAAGACCTACAACCCGCTAAATTTCTTTGTGGCCTTACGATTGTACGAGAGAAAACGCAAGGAAATCAGGCATAAGTACAACATTCTTTATCGAGAGTTGTGTCAACTTCAGAAGAGGTATGGAGAACTTAATGACACTGTGAAAAACAAGCGAGATTCCTTTAGCAAGAGAGTCAAGGAAGAGATTTTTTCTGATAACTTATACATTGAAGAGTGTAAGAGCAGCATTGATCTGAGGGAGGTTTCGTTCGGGGAGCAGATACGATTATGGTTTACATTTTACCGAATGAAAAAAACGGATTTTCTTTCGCTTATCACTGTTGAAAAACGAAAATATTTTATGGATGGAGAACCGAACCACACAAATATGACGATAGAAAAAGTTCCTGGTGAGATAGATTATGAAGCATTTCAACAAGCAGTCTTTGTTGAAAAGATTGAACAGGATAACGATAGTTACTTGTTTGACCAATTTATGAGTGAGGTCATGGAATATATGGATAGGAATCCAGGTGGTATGAGTAATATGTTCAAGGAACTATTTGAAAACGTTCCTACCTACAATGTATCTACTGATGAATTTGGTCGTCTGACAGAAGTTAGGCCAACGAAACCAGCTTTGAAATTAGTGTCCAACAAGAGGGAGGGAGAGAAATCATGAAACTAGCACCTATTGAATACCAGGGTGAACGAGTATTAACCACTACGCAATTATCGGAGTCCTACAGAGCTGATCGCCAACAGATTAGTTACAATTTCAACAATAACATTAAACGATATAAAGAAGGCAAACACTATATCAAGCTTGAAGGGGAGGAGAAACGTAACTTTCTCGACCATCATGAAATTCACGATGGTTCTAAAAATGCTTCCGTTATCTATCTATGGACGAAGAAAGGTGCTTGGATGCACGCCAAATCTTTAAATACTGATGAAGCTTGGGAAGCCTACGAAATGTTAGTAGATGAATATTACCGAGTTACAGAACAACATTTACTAGCGGGCATAAGTCCAGAAATCCAAGCGATTCTTTCTTTGGATATGAGAACTCAAAGTTTCGAAAAAAGACTTGTGAAGTTGGAAAGTAGTAAGACTATAGATTACGGTCAGCAGTTAGAGCTACAGAAAATTGCGAGACGACAAGTAGTTTTGGTACTCGGTGGGAAGGACGGACTAGCCTACCAAAATAACAGTTTAAGAGGCAAAGTCTTTTCAGCGGTCTGGAAAGATTACAAAGACTATTTCAATATCGAGTCCTACAAAAATACTCTACTTTGCGAATTTGATAAAGCTAAGGAGTATATCGGAAAATGGAACCCACACGGGAAACTCCTACGAGAAATTGAAGAAGCGAACCAACAGATGTCTTTTACCTAAATTAATTTTAAAGAAGCGACTATTTATGAAACATACGCCTTAAATAAAAATCTTGGGTAAGTGAGGGGGAATAGCGATGAGTAAGGAGTCTTTTTTACCGAAGATTGATAGAAAAGCAACACAAAAGAAGATAGAACAATATTTAGAAGATACACGTATCTATAAGCAAATTGGTTTTGTACGTAGAGAGATAGCGAATACCCCAAGCTACGAACCAAGACTTCACGGACAAACCAATAAAACGAGTGATCCAGTAGCAAATTGTGCCGTTTGGAATGTAGATCAAGAGCTTGAAGTTAAAAGGCTCTCTGAACGCGTAGAATGGGCTGTAAGCCGTCTTTCTCCAAGACAAAGACAAATTATCCAAAAAAGATATTTAGAGGAGGAGGGTGTCTTGGATTGCCTCCTGTGCCATGAACTAAATATGAGCAAGCGGACATATGAAAGACAGAAAGCAAGAGCATTTTATTTACTCGCACTTATGTTAAAAGCGGAGGTCATATCGAAAGAAGCTTCATAAGTGGCGGCTATATGGCGGAATGTTGGCGGTAGAATGGCGCTCCATTTGGAGAATAAGGTGATATGATGATAACAGGTAATAAAAGCAAGGACAGGCTACTCGAACAATCGGGTAGCTTTTTATTTATTCATGAGATTTAAAGGTTAATCATCTGCTGGTGGTTATTTTAATTTCTTGATACAGAAAGAGGAATAGAAAATTGAAATAATTACCAAAAGACAGTTTACTTATAAATGCAGTGGTGGTAACATGAATTCATGGTAAATATTACCAAATATAATTTGAGGTGATTGTTGTGAAGAAGCTTTTAGTATCATTATCTACTTTTGCGGTATTTACTGGTGCTTTAGCTGTTCCTACTTTTGCAGCTACTGAGGTTAACACTGTAAATGAAACAAACTCTCAAGTATTATTGGTTAAACCGGCATTTGATGTTAACAAAGGTGGAATAGTATCGCTGTATTCAGCTGGTATAGGATATTATGAGGTATATGGTTATGGTCTAAGTGTTTATAAACAAGGCGGAACATGGTATCTATCTGCCTCATCGAATGCTCAAAGTGGGACATTATATGCATATGACACTAACGGAAATTTTATTAGAACATATGTTGTTTCTGTTCACTAGTTAATATTTTTGGATAGTGGTACAACAAAATAAGTCCAAAAGAACTAAAAACCAATGAAATAAATCCCGTTTCTTACTTGTTAAAAGTGGAACGGGATTTTGTTTTTATATTATTTTATTGGTTAAGTGAGTTCAAAATTTGGGAAATGAGGTTACTTTTTTGTGTGTTTTTCTTATGTACTTAATGTTTACATCATGTCGCAATAACTCTGTTTGAACTGTAGTTTCTGTAACATTAATAGGGGTTTTTGTTTACAATAACTAATTTTCAGAAAATGGGTATTTTAACCAGTTGGGTTTCTGTAAGCAATAACCTTCATTTCTGTGACAGTAACTCTAGTTTTTGCTGCATGATGTATGCAATAAGTACACAAAAGAAAAGAAAAGAAATAAATATATATAGGTCATTTTGATAGATATTTTTTCTAGTAAACAAGGAAGGTGAAACAATGCCTAGCAAACCATTAAAGACCTGTCTGCATTCCAGATGCCCAACACTAACAAGAGAAGCTTATTGCCCTGTGCATCAAAAGAAACAAGTCCAGCAGTATGACCGAGAACGCGGATCATCTACGCAGCGTGGCTATGATGCCAAGTGGAGAAAAGCAAGAATAGGATTTTTAAAAAAGCATCCACTCTGCAAACATTGCTTTGATAAAGGATTACTCAATGGTGCTACAGTAGTTGATCATATCGTTCCACACAAGGGAGATAAAACGCTGTTTTGGGATCGGAACAACTGGCAGCCATTATGTGAGCCGTGTCATAACCGGAAGACTGCTAGAGAAGATAGAGGCTCTTGGAGCTGATACTATAAAAAAGGCAACCACCGACAAAGGATAGACGGTGGTTGAATTAGGATGACACAGCTCCAATAATTCTGGTGCTGCGGTTACAGCATTCCGTAATGTATCAAATGCAAAAAACATAAAAAATGACTGTGCTGATTAATTGGTTCATATGAATCATTTTATAGAATGGAAACAATATACGTCCACAGAGCCACAGAAACAGGGTAAGGTGAACTTTTAAAGTTGTATGAAGGCATTGGGTGAGGGGGGTATCAAAAACCTGCACAGTGCCAACGCTAGACCGCGTGTCAGTCTTCTGTAAAAAAAGTTCCCTAAATGGATTTTCAGAAATGAAAGGGGGTGAGGGAATGGCTAGACCAAGGCAACCAGTTGACTTGCTGCTCTACAAGGGAAAGAAAAACCTAACAAAAGCTGAAATAGAACAGCGTAAAGCCCAAGAAATAAAGGCGGCAAATGACAAAGTTAAGCCTCCTAACTACCTACCGAAAGACCTGAAAAAAGAATTTAAAAAGATTGCAAGCGAGCTGTTGCAAATCGGCATCATGACTAATCTTGATGTAGATGCACTGGCTCGCTTTTTATATGCCCGAAAGATGTATATAAAAGTCACAGATGCTTTACTAGAAACGGAATTGACAGTGCAGCGCAAACAAGCAATTCATGATGGTGACGGGGCTGTAATTGACATGAACGAATGGGAGGAAGCAAACGCAGCTTATTCAGATTTATTGATTAACCAGGACAAGTTATTCAAGCAATGTAGATCAGCAGCAAGTGACCTGGGCCTTACTATTGCTTCTCGCTGCAAGCTTGTAATACCGAAGCAGGAGAAGCAGCCTAGCGAGGTCGAAAAGGCATTCGGTGATTTATGATCAAACAATATCTAATTGACTACAGTCTTGATGTCGTAGCTGGTGAGATAGTTGCTTGTGAGAAGCACAAATGGGCGTGCAGCCGTTTCCTGGATGATATCAAGAATGAGGGTACAGAACATTTTCCTTATATTTTTGACGAGGAAAAAGCACATCGTTTTTTATATTGGATGTCTTTATTCCGGCACACAAAAGGGAAACTAGCTGGTAAACGAATAACCCCTCATGAAATCCAGGTATTTGTCTTTGGGAACATTTATGGATGGGTGCATAAGGATACAGGTCTACGGCGCTTTCGGAAAGCGTATTGGCAGGTAGGTAGGAAAAATGCTAAGTCGCAATCTTTGGGAGCTGTAGCAAGCTATGAGTCCTCTGCTTTCGGTGAAAACATGTCAGAGGTTTACATCGGAGCTACCAAAGCCGAGCAAAGTAAAATTGTTTGGAATGAATCACGAACGCAAATTGATGGTTGCCCCGATCTAAAAGGTAAGTTTAAAGTAGCCTACGGAAAAATACAGCATCTCAAAAGTGAATCTTTTATTGCTGCTCTATCAAAGGATGCAGGGAAAACGGGTGACGGTTTTAACGTACAAGCTGGCATCATTGACGAGTATCACGCCCACCCTACTTCTGAAATTTATGACGTGCTTGTGTCGGGTATGGGCGCACGTAGTCAACCATTAATGATGATTATTACAACAGCAGGATTCAACCTGCACCACCCTTGCTATCGTGTGGAATACAAGTATATTTCGAATATCCTTGATCCTCATTCATCCATAGAAAATGATGAATATTTCGTAATGGTCAACGAGCTTGACAAGGACGATGATATCAAGGATGAATCTGTCTGGATAAAAGCCAACCCAATCTTATGTTCATATGACGAGGGTATGGCTTATTTGCGTGGCGAGCTTAAAACTGCTTTAGACGTACCGGAGAAGATGCGAAACTACTTGACTAAAAATATGAACCGTTGGGTAGATCAAAAAGAAAACGGGTATATGTCACTGGAGGCCTGGGCCAAATGTGGTGTTGATAAGCTGCCCGATCTTGCTGAATTTGATTGTATCGTTGGTATTGACTTGTCTAAAAAAATTGACTTAACAAGTGTTTCGTTTGAATTTGATCTAAAAGATGGCCGCATTGTTATACTCAACCATTCGTTTATGCCGGAAGATACATTGGCAGTGAAACGTAAAACAGATAGGTTCCCCTATGATCTATATATCGAGCAAGGATGGGTGACGGCCACTCCTGGGGCTGTTGTGGATTACACGTTTATTAAGGCGTATATTCAGCGCATGGAGCGCGAAAAGGAATGGAAAATCAAAGAAATCTGTTACGATCCATACAACGCAACGCAATTCGCTGCTGATATGGAAGCAGAAGGCTATACCATGATTGAAATTAGGCAAGGGGTACGTACTCTATCAGAGCCGACTAAGAATTTCAGAGAAATGGTCTTGGAAAAGAAGGTTCTACATGACAAGAACCCTGTCCTAGAATGGTCAATCGGAAACGCAGTTACCAAGATGGATGCCCAGGAAAATATTATGCTGGACAAGTCTAAGTCTACGGATCGGATCGACCCGATAGCGTCAGCGATAAACGCACATGTAAGGGTAATGTGTAGAGACCCGAAAGCGGATTTAAACGCACATATCTTATCGGGTAATTTCAGTTTCTAAGAAAGGAGGAAAGAATGAAATTTATCCAATTCCTATGCTTATTTATCGAGGATATTCTCATTCTCTCTGGATGCGCTTGTATTACGACAGCCACCTACTTACTAAATGGTATCGCCGGACTTTATGTATCCGGTGTTTTTTTATGTCTTTTAGGCTTTCTAATCGGCAAGAAACTGTCCGAAGTGCCTGAACGCAGGAGGTGAAACCAATGATATTCAGGAGCTTATTTCAAAATGAATCAGACTTACAGAATCCGAAAGACTGGCTCATTAATCTACTTGGTGGTTCCACTACGTATAGTGGGGAACGCGTAACAGGTGACACCGCTCTATTAAACAGTAATGTCTACACATGCGCGAGTATCTTAGGTGGTGATATCGGCAAGCTACCGATCCAGATTTTCACCCGCAAGGGAAACAGAATCGAACGAGATCGAAACCATTCAGTCACGAGTCTGCTAGGCATTCGGCCTAATCCGTATATGAGCGCCTACACGTTTAAAGAGTTGCTACAAGTACATGTAATGCTATGGGGAAATGCCTACGCTCTAATTGATTGGGGATGGAATGGCAGACCGGAGGCATTATGGCCCTTAAATCCATCTGTGACGGAAGTAACCACCGATCCGAACACAGGTGAAGTGTGGTATACAACGACTTTACCAAATGGGGAGCAACGTAAAATCCCGTGGTTTGATGTACTCCACTTAAAGGCTATTAGTAAGACAGGATTAAAGGGCATCTCCCCTATTTCAGTCATCCGAGAAAAGATTGGGATTCAGCAAGCGTCAGATAAATTCATAGGTGCATTTTATGCGAATGGTACGACTAGTAGAGGGATTTTAAAAGTACCAGATATCTTGCAGCCGGAAGCTAAGGATCGAACAAGAGAAGAATGGCAGAAATTAAATACCGGATTGAATAACGCTCATAAGGTTGCCATTTTAGACGGCGGTTTGGATTATCAAAGCTTAGGAATGCCGTTGAAAGATGCTGAATTTATTGAGACACAAAAATTCGGCATTGGTGAAATAGCCAAAATCTATAAAATTCCACCCCATAAGTTAGGACAGTTGGATCGGGCTACCTTCTCTAATATTGAACATCAATCCATTGAATACGTAAAAAATACCTTGCAGCCGATCATAACCAATTGGGAGCAAGAAATTGATTATAAGTTATTCACTAGCAAAGAGCGCAAACAGTATTATTCCAAGTTTAACGTGGAAAGCGAGCTGCGCGGAGATAGTCAAAGTCGCGCTCAATATTATAAGGATATGGTATCTATTTCAGCTATTACGTTTAACGAGGTAAGGGAGAAGGAAAACCAAAATGGCTATGGGGAAATTGGCGATAGACCTATCATTCCATTGAATATGACATGGTTAGATCAACTAGAAGAGCTACAAAAAACGAAGGCTAGCAAGGGGGGAAAGCAAGCAGATGAATAAGAGAGAAACGAGGCATATCCTTCACCCTATCGAAGTTCGATCTGATAAAGAAAATGGACAACTTTCCATTAGTGGATATGTCGTCAAGTTTAACGAGCGCAGCAAACTTATTTATGGGGAATTTTACGAAAAAGTGGCTCAAGGTGCGTTCTCTCGAAGTCTTGAAGAAAACACCATTAAAGCCCTATGGAATCATCGAACGGATTACGTTCTTGGCTCCACTAAAAATCAAACGCTACGACTAAGCGAGGATGATATTGGTCTACGATTCGAAGTTGATCTACCTAACAACACCTGGGGTAAAGATGCTTATGAATCCATCCAGCGCGGAGATGTAGACGGGGTTTCATTTGGTTTCCATGTCCGCAAAGATGCTTGGACATATCTAAAGGACGAAGATGTTTACGAACGAACGTTGACAGACGTAAACCTTACTGAAATCTCGCCTACACCATTTCCAGCCTATGAGTCTAGCGAAGTCAATCAACGGAGCATGGAGCAATTTGGGATCACGACAAAAGAGCAGCGCAAACACGAAAAAGAAAAATTATTACTAGAAATTGACCTTATATCAATCGGATAAAGGTCTTTTTTATATTCTAAAAAGCGAGGGATAAACAACATGAATGAAAAAGAACGTGAACTACGTCAAGAACTAGCAGAATTGTTACAGGAGGCACGCAGCGCAACAGAATCAGGCAAGTTAGATGAGGCTCGCAAACATGCAGACAAAGCCAAGGAACTACGGAAACAGCTTGATCTAATGGAGGAACTACGTAACATGAAGCCGCCTAAAACAGAACCAGTACAAGAGTCACGCGGCGAAGAAGATGCGATTGAATACCGCGATGTTTTCATGAAGGGTTTGCGCAATAAAAGTCTTACTGGTGAAGAACGTGAGGTACTTGAAAAGGTAAAAATGGAAGAGCGTGCAATGTCAGGTTTAACGGAAGAGGATGGAAATTTAATTATCCCGCAGGATATCCAAACAAAAATCAACGAGCTGTCACGTTCTTTTGATGCTTTGGAGCCATTTGTTACGGTTGAGCCTGTAAATACCCGTTCCGGTTCCCGTGTCTTGGAAAAAAACGCCGATATGGTTCCGTTTGCTGAAGTGGATGAAATGGGACTAATTAATGAAACGGACAACCCTAAATTCGGAAAATTGAACTATGCAGTAAAGGATCGAGCAGGTATCCTCCCTTTGTCCCGCAGCTTGCTACAAGATAGTGATCAAAACATTATTGCATACGTAACTAAATGGCTTGGAAAAAAATCTAAGATAACGAGAAATAGTCTTATTTTAGAGAAGTTAAAAGCACTCAAGAAAAAAACATTAAAAGAAGTGGACGACATCAAAGACGTTCTTAACGTTGACCTTGATCCTGCTATTTCTGCTGGTGCTATTATTTTGACAAACCAAGACGGATATAATCATTTGGACAAACTCAAAGACAACGAAGGAAAGTATTTACTACAGCCCGACCCTACGCAGTCTACCCGTAAAACATTGTTTGGAAAATCGGTGGTTGTAGTGTCGAACCGATTCTTACCAACCACAGCCAAAAAAGCACCTTGCATCATCGGTGATTTAAAAGAGGCTATTGTACTGTTCAAACGTGAGCAAATGGAGCTTGCGTCAACTGAAACTGGTGGGGACGCATTTAAACGCAATACCCTAGATGTCCGAGCGATTCAGCGTGACGATGTTCAATTATGGGATGACCAAGCTGCGGTATTTGGTGAACTTGATTTAACAGCAAAATCAACAGAAAACAAGTAGGTGGTAAGAAATGCTAACCACCCTAGAAAAAGCGAAACAAATGCTAGGTATGAGGGGAAGCGTTGTAAATGATATGCTACTCCTCCCCTACATTATGGTGGCCTCTCAGCAAATAGAAGCCTATTGCAAGCGAAAGTTTAGGAAACAAGACTATACGGAATATCATGATGGAGGACGACATACGATTAACCTTTTGCACCTCCCGATCCATGACATACATCATGTAAAAGGGCCTAGTGGCTCCCTCCCCTACAAATTACTTAAATCTCAGGGAAGTATTTATTGTCCGTATGGGTTTCCTGCTGGTAAGCATGGAATTGAAATTACGTATAATGGTGGTTATGTCTTGCCTGGGGAAGCAACAGAAGACAAGCCCCAAACGTTACCAGAAGCAATTGAAATGGCTTGTATTCTTCTGGTAAAGGACTTATTACACGAGTCTACAAGAGTCCAGGGGATTGAATCAGAACGTTTAGATGTCATGCATGTGAAATATAGACAGGAGAAAAAAGCATCGGCCTCCCATTTGCCACTTCATGTAGTTGCGTTACTATCGCCTTATGTAAGCAGGTGGGTCTAATGCGTGTGAATGTCAAAGTGCGTGAGGAAAAAAAGACGTTGCGAAAGTTGAAAAAACAAGTAGCTGAACTGTCCAAAACACGGGCGAAAGTAGGTTATTTGCAAGATAGAGAGCAATTGTTAATTGCTATTTTTAATGAATACGGGGCGAAGATACCTGTGACGGATAAGGTCAGAGGTCTTTTTATTGCCCTTGGAATGCCATTAAAAAAAGACAAAAAATTTATCATCGTTCCTGAGCGCTCCTTTTTGCGTGCTGGTTATGAAAAAAGTGAACCTACTCTTTTACGTGAAATGGAAAAGCTGCTAGACGATACTCTACAGGGCCGGATTACAGCCGATCAAGCGATGAAGAGGGCTGCCAAGAAGCTAACTGCCGATGTGAAAGATCATATGCAGTCTGGATCATTTCAGAAAAACGCACCACTCACACAAAAATTGAAAGGCAGTAACAATCCCCTTATGGATGAGAAAAAATTGATTGATTCACTTGAATTTGAGGTGACAAGATGGTAAACGGAAGGATTTTTCAATTCAGCGGTTTACTCAACCGTTTTACAACAACGTTTGAAGTGGAAGTTAAAACAAAAGGAGACTATGACGATACGGGGCGTTGGATGGAAGGAACGGAAAAAAATGAGCAGCGTACAGGGGCAATTGTTCCTATGCCTATGCGCATTGTAATGGAACAAGGTGGTCGGTTTACTTTATCCGATCACCTTTTATATTGCCTTGATCCGATAGAACCACGCAGTGAAGTTACGTATGCTGGTAACAGCTATCGAGTAGAAGAACCAACCGACTTTACCGCGTATGCAGACTGCTATCGTTATGTATTAAAGAGGGTGAGTCCATTTGATTAACTACAAGCAATTTGAACAAAACGTCATTACAGGAATGGCAAAAGCCCTGGGAATCAAGGTCATTGCAGCCGATGGCTCAGGAGATCAACCCCCCTATCCATTTATGACGTACAAGTATGTGACTCCTTATAAAGATAAGTCACCTATGCCTATTGAAAAGTATGTACCCACAGCCGATATGCTAGAGGTTCACGCACAAAAGCAGGTAGAAATGACGTTATCATTCACCTGCTGCCATAAAGACCAGCGAGAGGCGTTACAAATAGCTAACCAGTCAAGACAGTGGTTAGTCGGACAGGCAAGGCAAGGGTTACGAGATAACGGAATTGTGGTGGTTTCTGCTGGTGATACGCAAGAGCGTCATGCCTTGTTTGAATTTGCTTATGAGTATCGAGCAGGGTATGACGTGAAGTTTAGAGTAATAGATTCCTTTACGTATACCCATAGCGAATGGATAGAAAAAATGAAGATTTCAGAGGAGGGTATACCAGATGGCGTTAGAAGACGTTAAGGTTATTATTGATTTACAAAAACCGTCAGGACGCTTGGGTTTTGGTGTCCCACTAATTTTGGGGCAAAAAAGAGGAGGTCATGCTTACAAAAAATATTATGGCCTAGACGAAGTAAAAACCGATTTTCCTGATACCACCCTAGAATACAAAATGGCAAAAGCCATTTTTCTGCAAGGTGACAAGGCTCCAGCTTTTATTACCATTGCAGCGAAAGGAACAAAAGAAGAAGAAACGTATACCAGCTTGCTTGAATCATTGAGCGGAAAAGGCTGGTATTTTGTTTTGCTAACGGCTGGTAGCGAAGCTGATTACATGGCGATTAACGAGTATTTACAGCTACTAGATTACGGAATGTGCGTTGCTCGTGTAACAACGAAAGAAGAGGCTGCCGCCTTACAAGCTAAGAAGTTAGAAAGAACCATGGTTTGGTATCACCCTAACGCTGCTCAATTTATTGATGCTGCTGTTATTGGTGCGATTGGATCAGCACAGGTTGGTTCTGTCACATGGAAGTTCAAAGAGCTAAAAGGTATTGATCCTGTTGAACTTACCTCTGGTGACTTACAAGCGATTCATGACGCTGGCGCTAACACGTATGTAATGAAAGCTGGAGAGCCAAGAACAAGTGAAGGAAAGCTAGTCAATGGCGAGTACATTGACACAATCCACGGCAAGGATTTTGTCAAATACACGATGGAAAAAGAACTACAGCATTTGCTAAACAACACACCAAAAATCCCATACACCAATGCAGGTATTTCACTAATTGAGGGACGAGTTACAAAGGTGCTTACCACGGCACACCGACAAGGCATTATTGCGGACGAAAACGGCATTCCTTTATATAGCATGAATTTCAAAAAACGCATTGAAGTCAGTGAACAGGATCGAGCCGAACGCACCTATCAAGGGGGTTCTTTCGCCTTTGAATTAGCAGGTGCGATCCATGAAACGACTGTGAAAGGAATCATTCGATATTAAGAAAGGCAGGTGATTACAAATGGCAGTAACCAGCTATGATGCTATGGAAGTTACGGTGACAGTCAACGGTACATTTATTACGGGTTTTACGGATGGTAGTTTCGTGGAGTGCGAAAAAGACGAAGATTATTTTTCTACCAGTGTAGGGGCGCAAGGTGACGTGGTTGTCTCTGAAATTAATAACCCAACGGGTACGATTAAGCTCACGTTACAAGCGACTAGCCCGTCTGTCGCTTTCCTAAATAAGTTAGCGAAACAAAAAGAAATGAGTGATATTTGGGTTATCTCGAATGGGGAACCAAAAGAAAAGACAGGTGGCACGCAAGCACGTATTAAGAAACAGGCAGCAGTCACTTATAGTGACGAGGCAGAAGACCGAGAGTTTGAAATTGTTGTGCTAGATTATACGCAAGAGTAGGGATAACAAGTCCTTGCTCTTTTTTTCTGTGAAAAACCGAACGATAAAATCATAATTTTTGGATCTGACTTAGTAAGAACACGAACTATACAATTCAAAGGAGAAATTATACATGGCAAAACAACACATTGAAAAGATCAACGATACGGAATATACCTTGCAACACCCAGGAATGCGAGCAGCCGTCCAAATGCGTGACCGTTGCAAAAATAAGCATGGGGTGTTAATTGAGGAAAACTATTTTGCAGAATTGATGAAACACGTTATTGTTCATCCAAAAGTATCATGGAGCTACTTTGACGATGAAAAAGGAGAAGATTTTGACGAGCTTATGACCTTAGCGTCAGAGTTTGTAAATACCTCTTATTCCTCTTTTCGGAAGTCCCGTCTACAAGACGAGAGCGAAGAATAATTGGGCCTTTTGGCGCTTAGTCCTATCAGATGGTGGTATCTCCTATCAAGATGCTTGTCAGATGGATTGGGACGATATTTTCGAAGCTAATGCGGCGTTAGATTATATGGTTGAGCTACAAAACAAGGCTGGTAAAAAAGGTCGGAAAAGGAAGGGGGGCAAATAGTGTCTCTACGTAAACTATTTGTTGATGTCGGTTATAAGATATCCTCTAGCCCTCTTGAAGCGTTAGACAAACGGTTAACCAAACTTTCTAGCGCAAGCACGAAAACATTCGATAGTATGAATGAGAGTATGGGAAAAGCTAGTAAGTCGATGAAGGCAGTAGCGGAAAGGTCAGGGGCGTTAGGCTCTACTGTTTCTAAGGTACAACATGCGACTGACCAGGCTACAAAAGCCACTGAACGAGCTAACAAAGCTAATGCACTAGCAACTAAGGCAGTAGATCGAGCGGCAGCGGCTCACGAACGGGCCAAAAAAGCGGCTGAACGAGCAAGGGCAGCCATAGAAAAGGCTACCGCCGTCACCAAAAGTTCAACCTCATCTGATGAAGCAAAAGCAAGAGCTTTACAACGGGTTCAAACTGCGACAGAAAAGGCCATTAGCGCCGCAACAAAAGCGCAACAAGCGGACGAAAGAGCAAAGCGGGCAAACATAGCAGCAGCCGAAGCAAGTCGAAACGCGATCCATTCCTCAGAAGGTGTCACGCGCGCGCTGGATCGGCAACAAAAAGCGGCACAACACGCGAGCAGGGAAATGGAAGGTTTGCGACAGAAATACGGGGACTTTTCAAACAGCTCCCTAAAAATGATGAATAAAATAGATGAAGCCTCTGGTGATGTACAAGTCGCCGGAGGTTTTTTGTTAGCTGGAGGCGCTGGCCTTGCAGCCGGACTAGGTTCGGCTATTAAAACGGCTACCGATTTTGAATATGCAATGAGCCGTGTCGGAGCCGTGTCGGGCGCTACAGACACACAAATGCAAGCATTGACAAGGCGAGCCAAAGAGCTTGGGGCCTCCACTGTTTTTACTAGTAGTCAAGCGGCTGAGGGTATGCAGTATTTGGCTATGGCTGGTTTTAAAACGAACGAAATCATTGAGGCAATGCCTGGTGTGTTAGATGCAGCGGCAGCAGGTCAAATTAGTCTAGGTGATGCTGCGAATATTACGTCAAACATTATGTCAGGCTTTGGGCTTGCTGCTACCGAGTCACAACGTGCAGCAGATGTCCTCACGAAAGCTTTCACCACGTCCAATACAACGTTGCTAGGTATCGGGGAAACGATGAAATACGTTGCACCAGCGGCACATGCAGTAGGGTGGTCACTCGAAGATATGGCAGCGGCTTCTGGTTATCTTGGAAACGTTGGCCTTGATGCGTCTATGGCTGGTACAGCGTTACGAGCATCTGTCACCCGACTAGCTGGCCCGACAACCGAAGCTGCCGACTTAATGAAATATTACGGTATTAGCCTGGAAGATACGAACGGAAAAATGCGTAGGCTACCCGACATTCTAGGACAAATGAAATCAGCGTTTACGAATCTAAGTGATGCAGAACGGGCGAGTGCTGTACAGACCATTTTTGGCACAGAGGCAATGAGCGCTATGCTTGCTCTGATGGACGATCCAAAAGGGTTGGACACATACAGCCAAAAATTAAAGGATTCAACTGGGAAGGCTGCTGAAATCGCTACAAGGCAAATGAATAACCTTAAAGGCGCTACTGAGAAAATGAAATCGGCGGTAGAAGGCGCTCAGTTATCCATCGGTGAGGCGTTTGTCCCTACCCTGACGTGGCTATCTTCTGGCATAACCAGCGTAGTTGATAAGTTCAACGGTTTACGTGATGGAACCAAGAAAACAATCGCTATCATTCTTGCGGTGACGGCTGCTGCTACTCTTTTAGGTGGGGCATTTCTCATTTTTATCTCTCTTCTACCTTCCATGATTGCCGGATTCAGTGCTATTTCTGGCGTTGCTGGAATTGTCGCTGGAATCGCAAGCCCTATTTTGGGTGTGATTGCAGCTATCATAGGGATTGGTGCTGCCGTTTATTTTGCCTACCAGAAATTTGAACCATTCAGAAATATGGTAGATTCAGCTATTAGCAGCGTTAAAGAGTTTGCATTCGGTATTTTTGGTGAGATTCAAACCTTTTTCACGGAAAATAGCGCACTGTTTACCGAAGCTGCGCAGGGTATTTCTATTTTCTTAACTGATACATTTACAGCCTTACAACCTGTATTAACCGTCATTTGGAAAGTCGCTTTATTTGTCATTAAAGATGTATGGAGCAATATAAAGGGCGTTATTCAAGGAGCAGTCGGCATTATCCTCAATACGATAAAAATATTTTCTGCTCTATTCTCTGGAAACTGGTCCGCATTATGGGATGGTGTGAAAGGTTTCGTAAGCAGTGCCTTGCAATTTATTTGGAGCCTCATAAACCTAACGTTCCTTGGTCGATTACTTGGCCCTATTCGTACAGGGTTTGGACTAATAAAAGGCATTGTATCAGGTGGTTGGGCGGCAGTGAAATCATTCTTTACAAGTGGTGTGAATGCAGCTCGAAACCTTGTTAGCAATATGGTATCTGCCCTTACAGGTAGTTTTACAAACTTGTGGAACCGTATAAAAACCATTGTGACAGGAATAAAAGACAGCATCGTAAACGGCTGGAAAGCTGCTGTTGATTTTCTCAAAAACATTGATTTATTTGAGATTGGAAAAAACGTAGTCCAGGGATTCGTGAATGGGATCAAGAGTATGGTCGGTGACATTAAGGAATCTATTGCAGGTATCGCAACATCTGCTGTCGATCAGTTTAAATCTGTGCTTGATATCCACTCCCCTTCTCGTGTGTTTATGGAGCTAGGTGGGTTTACAGGTGAAGGGTACGGGATCGGTATTCAAAACAGCTTGCCGGATGTAAGTCGGGCTATTTCTTCTCTAGCAGGTGAAACAGTTGGAGGAATGGCCCAAACGCCTAATACAGCCCAGGCGGTTCATTCCTCTATGTATAACAATCACACTACCAATAACACCTCTGGCCCTACCAAAGTTGAAATTAATATCAATGTACAAGGTAATGCGGATAGTGGCACTGTTCAAGAAATAAAACAAGAAGCTAAAAAGGCAGTAGATGAGGCTTTTAGATCATTTGGATATAGAAACCCTAAGTATGTGGAGGTGTAAGGCATGGCGACAATTAACGGAATGGAAATCCATGTGATAAACGAAAAGCCCTCATACAGTGTAAAGGTTTCTGAGCATCCGATTGAAAATGGTGCAGCTATTACAGACCATGTGGAACCAGCACTAAAGAAATTCGCTATCACAGGTCTGATAGTTGGGCCAGAAGCTGCACAGACTCGACAAAACCTTGTAAACCTCATGAATGCAGGTGAACCAGTAACCTATACAGGCCGAAACATTTTTACCAAGAGTATTATTGAATCCATCGAAACTGACCATCACGCCCAGGTAGCTAACGGAATGGCTTTCACCATGCAAATTCGCGAGCTGCGAAGGGTAGAACAAAAATTCAGCGTTACTCTACCAAAACAATCGATTACCAATGTAAAACTAGTTTCTACTACAGGTCGAAAACAAGTAAAAACAACGAAGAAAGGGAAAAAGTCAACAAAAAGAAAAAGCTCTCAACCAACTGGAAAAAAACATACGGTTAGAAAGGGGCAAACCTGGGAGAGTATTGCGAGTCAGTACGGTGTAGATGTCAAAAAAATGAGGAAATGGAATGGACATATCCCAAAGAGTGTAAGGCTAAAAGAGGGCATGGTGATTACGGTAGGTTAGGAGTTGAGGGCGTATGGAGTATATCCCAATTGAAAAAGAGTTAATTCCTTACAAGATGGAAATAGAGCTAGGAGTTGAGCTATTTGAAATAGAGATCAATTACAACGATCGGTTTCATTTCTTTACGCTTGACCTGATGAAAAACAACGAGCTGCTTGTCATGGGGGCCAAGCTAGTATATGGGGTTCCGGTCTTTGAAGCGTTTGAAGACAACAGATTTCCAGCTCCCTTGCTTATTCCTATTGATCCAGCCGGAAGAGAAAAATATATCACCTGGGATAACTTTGGTGAGACAGTCTTGTTACAGGTTGGTGAGGATGATTGAGTTTAGCTTATAAGCGAGTAGTTGAGTTACTGGTAGGTAATGTGTCGTTTAAAGCGTCCGAGCTTACTCTAGCCTTTGATGTACCGTTTAGTGATAATACGGAGCCGAACGAGAGCCGGATTGATATATACAACCTATCTGATAGCAGCATAAATGCCATTGCCCATTTTGATAGTAAAATCATTGTAAATGCTGGATACGCTGGCGATGTAGGAACGATCCTAGTAGGTAGATTAGTCGATCTTGAAACATCTTGGAATGGGCCGGATAAACGCACATCCATCATCGTACTGGACAGTGAGCCGTTAAAAGAAAGAACGATCGAAAGCAAGGCTTATAAAAAACAAACGTCTGCCTCTACCGTCCTACGAGATTTAATCAAAACGGCTAACTTACAGATTGGTGATTGGTCATTGCAAAAGGATATCAAGTATGAGGAAGGAATAACCGTAGAGGGATCAGCTATTGAAGCCATTAAAAAAATTGCAGAGGATTGCGAGACACCATTTTATATCAACAAAGGGCGTCTTTTTTTACGTCCACACAATAAAGGGGACAAGACGAATTTTATTTTGTCGCCACATACAGGGCTGATTGGTTCCCCAGAACTATTTGTTAGTGAAGAGGAACAAGGATATAGAGTTAAGAGTCTGTTGCAACACAGAATTACCACAAGTAGCTTACTCACCATTCAAAGTAAAATGGTGCAGGGTTCTCTGAGAGTGGCCCGCGGTCGTCATGTGTATGACGGAACGAATTTTGTTACAGAAATGGAGGCGGTTTTTCATGGATGAGGTTTTAAAGGATTGGCTAGAAAGTGAATTGCGTCAACTACACACTGCCACAGTCGCAAAGGTTGTCACATATGATAAGGCAACACGTAGAGCCTCTGTACAGCCGCTCATCAAACAAAAAGTCAAAGGGAAGGGAATTGTCCCCCTCCCCCTATTAGAAGGCGTTCCAGTGCTTAAGCAGCACTTTGAAGTGGCGGGGATGGTGCAAGAATATCTACCTGTATTGCAGCCTGGTCAAATTGTCCTTCTTGTTTTTTCAGAAAGAGCCATAGATCACGCGCTAAAAGGAGAACATGCCTTACCAAATGCTAGGCGTAGACACAGTTTGTCAGATGCCGTAGTTGTTGGGGTGTTAGGATGAGGTCTTTTCTTCTGAAGGACGGCGATCTGGTCTTTGATAAAGGAGAACTTGTTATGGTGGATGGAAACAAAGAATTAAATCAAGCTGTTGAAATTGCCATGTACACCAATAAAAATGAGTTCTTTTTGGACGGAGAACACGGCTTTAAACAAGCTGTTCTGCACGATAAAAAACCGAATGAAGAATTGATTCGGGAAGCTGTTTATGAAACCCTTGCCCAAGAGGAACGGATTGAGCGAGTAACGAAGGTTGATATCCATTTTGACCGCAAAGCACGAAAGCTTTTCATTACATTCGAAGCAGTGGCCCTTGACGGTACAGAGATTAAGGAGGTGCTAACAAGGGATGCTTAATGAACAGGGATTCAAACGCAAGCGATACAGTGACCTACTTACAGAGATAGAAGAACGAGCGCGTACATTATTTGGCGAGGATATCAATACTACCTTGCGTTCCCCTCTTGGAATCCTGATCCGGTTGTTCGCTTGGTTCCTCTCTCTTGTATGGCAGAATGCAGAAGAAGTGTATCACAGCGGATTCCGCGACACGGCTATAGGGGTAAGCTTGGATAAATTAGGCGCAGCAGATGGGATTTACCGTCTACCTGAAAGCGCGGCTATAGGTGAAATAGAAATCGAAGGGAAACCAGGCTACGAAGTACCGGAGGATACTATCGTTGGAACTGACCATGAAGTATGGTTTCGAACTATTGACAGTTTGATCCTGGACGATAAGGGAAAGGGTACAGTGCAAGTGACGGCTATGAAAGCAGGAAGCAGTGGAAATGTACCGTCTAATCGAATTACACGACTGCTGCTTGCAGATTCAAATATTACCACTGTTACAAACCCCTCCTCTACCAGTGAAGGACGAGAACTAGAAACAGATAAAGAGTATCGGGAGCGGTTGAAAAAGGCAAAAGCTGGCTTGCTCAATGGTGCGTTGTATAAAGTGCCTGGTGTACGATCGGTAACGATCATCGAAAATAAAACGATGCAACCGGATGCAGAGGGCCGGAACCCAAAAAGTTTTGAGGTTTTTGTTTTAGGTGGGTCGGATCGGGAGGTAGCCCAAGCGATTTTCGAAAATAAACCAGCCGGAATTGAAACCCATGGGGAGATTACGCAAGAAATCACAGACCTATCCGGTGAAAAGCAAATCATTACATTTAGTCGTACCAAAAACGTACCCGTCTGGATCAAAGCTATTCTTACTACTTCTTCTGCGTTTCTAGTTGATGGGGCTATGAAAGTAAGAACCGAACTGCTCCAAGTAATCGGTGGACAAGATGAAGACGGAGTAAATTTTGAGGGGTTGAAATCGGGGCAAAGTGTCGTTATTAATCAGTTAATTGGGGCTGTAATGAAGGTTGAAGGCATTGAGGATGTCCAAATAAAAGTAAGTACAGATGGTAACATGTTTCATACGCAAAATATCCCTATTGAAAAGTATAAAAAAGCCGTTGCCCATTACTCGAATATTGAGGTGACAACCCATGTTTAGCCTGAAGGATTTTGTTGCAAGACTTACCGACAACTACGCAAAAGACCCTGATAGCAACATGGGTAAAATAATCCGGTTGTTCCAGGAGCAAATTCAGCAGCTCGATCAGTCATATAGTTTGATTGCGGATAATCGGTCTGAAAATCATGCTACAGGCGAATGGCTCGATACCATCGGAAAAGATGTGGGCCAACCACGGGGAAAAGCTTCTGACGAAGAATACCGAATGTTAATCAAAAGTAAGAGGGCAAAGAATCGCTCGCGCGGTGAAATAAATACGATTATTCAGGTGCTTGCTGATGCTTTGCAAGTGCCTGTTTCTGATGTAAGGGTTGTTGAACTGTTCAATAGTGATCTGCTAAAAGAACCAGCAGCCTTTCTTGTAAAAATCAAAGGATATGAGCAATTAAATAAAACAACACTTGATGCATTTTCGGAGCTAGCTGGCCCTGGAATACGAATGTATTTCCAACCGTTGAGTAACTTCACAGAGTTATCAGGGTGGGGTGAAAACATTACACACGTTGGCTTTAGTTGTCCTATCCCACATGACGAGCTTTACCCGTCAGACGAACTTTACCCTTGTTAGGAGGAAATAACATGAATGAGCGTGGCGGTTGGGCTGGTGAATACAACGTCATTGTACGTAAAAGAGACGGTACAGAAACCAGGCTGCACATAAAAAATATGATTACGGATGCTGGATTAAACTTTTTAAGAGACGGGCTATCTGGGAAACACAGTGATTTAAAAATAAAGTACCTGGCGTTGGGAGATTCTGACGATCCGGTACAGAGGAACCAAACGAAGTTAGCTAATGAACGATTTAGAATCGCGTTTGCTGCTCAGGAAGATGGTGGAACAGGAGTTTTACGTTCTGTTTGTGCCATTCCTGATAACGAAGCGCTATTTCATATTCGAGAACTTGGGATTTTCGCTGGTCAAGCTGCGGATCAAAACCAGAATACCGGAATCATGGTGTCACGTATTCTTTTTGATTTTGATAAATCAAGGGAATCAGTACCATTTACATTACGTTTCGAGCGGATCGACACGATCGGGAGGTTATAACGTGCCATATAACAAAACAATTTGGAAAAACGGCGCAGCTCCTGGTATCAGCGCTGGTAGATTAAACAACATGGAGGATGGGATTGAAGCAGCTCATTTAGTCATTGACCAACTGAAAAATACCGTTTCAAATTTGGAAACAAGAACGAAAACCTTAGAAGATTCACTACTGAACGATTTTAAAAACAATATTTTCTTTGTCAACTTTAAAGAGATACAAAAGGTCAAGGTTTCATCTGGATGGTATGACAAGGGAAATAAAAGGTTGGTGATTTTGTAGATGGCAACAATAAAAAAACTAGAAAAGCAATTCGATGAACTGTCATATAGCTCACAAACTCACACCTTAACGATACCAAGTTTAAAAAGTATTAAGTCTGTAACGGTAAATACGGGAACGGTATCATATAAAGTGAACGGTAACACCGTAACGTTTACTTTCGGTGGAGGCTCCTACACACGGTCAGTTCAAACAGGAGGCTCTTATGTACCTACTCAGACTAGAGTGGTAACTTCTTCACAAACAAGCGGAACAAATTCCTTTCCTAGCAGTATGTCGTATAGCGTAAGTGGATTTAGTGGGAATCTTAGTAAGAGTGGAAGCCCGTCTAAAACATTAGTAAGTGGCTCTACTGCAAGTAGTAAGACTGTATCGAAAAGCAAATCCGCATCAAGTGGTATGATGAACTCTTGTCCAGAAGCGGAGAGAAGCGCGGAAAGATCGTTGCCTAGTTCTATCTCATACAATGAAGGGGGATTTAGCGGAACTTTATACCGTACGGGTTCCGTTTCTTTTGGGGCTTGCAGACGATCCGGAAGAAACCCTGATGAATACTGGAGTACGACAGCAACGGCAACGTATTCTGGTACGGTTACAAGACCATCCACCGCGGTTTATAGTTACACACAGCGTTATAGTGGCACTATCACGAAACCTGGATATGATACAAGAAGCTATACCAATTACTATCGGTATATGGTAACTATTGAATATCTTGATAACTCTAATCCAACACTGAACCTATCCTCTCCAATCGACAATCAAAAACTTTCGGAAAATGCTACGTTACGCATTCAAGGAAATGCGTCTGATATCGACAAAGATAACGTAGTTACAGTAAAATACCAAGTTAATAAAGGGACAGTAAGGGCGTTGCAATCGGGAGTATCCAACGGTAGCACGCCTATTTCTTTTGCCAAGATTTTAACATTCCGAGCCAAGCGTCTCTATGACGGTGCAACCGATATAACAGGCTCTGACCTTGCCGAAAACACCGATCATATTCTAACCATTTGGGCAGAAGACGACCAAGGCGGTAAATCAACTGAGTTCACACGGAAATTCCGAGTCGTTCACAATCGGCCACCCGTTATTACTGGTCAGAATAAGGACTTAGGAATAATTGAGGAAGCCCCTTCTGAAACGTATAGCGTTACCGATCCAGAAGCCGACAGTTTCACCGTAGTTGAAAAGATCAATGGAACCGTGATCCGTTCGTTTCCAGGCGTAGCAGGTAAAGAAGAAACGGCCACAATTCCACCTGATATATGGTTAACATTACAACCTGATGTAACACACACACTTGCGGTTACAGCTACAGACAAGCAAGGCATGACATACACTCGATCTTACACATTCAAGAGATTCGAAAATAAAATTGTGATTGATGGACTTGCCGTACCATTTACTACAGATATTGCTGCCAAACGTATTTTGATTACTCCAGATTGGGTTATTCCATTTGGAACTGTCGTGAAGGTAGAAACGTGCAATAACGCTTTTGATGAATTTCCTACGTGGGAAGATTGCACATTAGTTGTGAAGCTTGGACGTGGGTATGTTTATACAAATGATAAGAAAACAGCCGACAAATGGGGCATTGACATTCGATTCCATATTGAAAAAGGAGAGGCTATAAAACCTATTTCATTCCAGGGATTCGGAGGTGCATTTGATTGATGAAAATCGAGCTACAAAACGCAAAGCCGCTTTCTCAAATCAGAGACGAAAAAGACATGAGTAATATTACACCGGAGTTACTTGCTGCTTATGAAGCTATAGCGAAGTTTGACGAAAAAATATCCTTGTTAGAAAAGAGAATCCAAAAACTTGAAGGAGAGAACAAACATGACTAAACAATACATGATTCCTGTATATGGCTTACTGGTGAAGGCTGGACGTAGAGAAATTGAATCTTTACCGGAAATGTATAGGGTTCCCGTAGCAGAGTATCTAGCTGAACAAGCAGAGCTGTAAAACGTCTTTCTCAGATGAGAGAGGCGTTTTTTATATTCGAAACTAAAAGGGAGTTACGGCTTCCTATCTTAATTTGAAAGGGATAGATATATGGAAAACGTAATCAAAGTTCTTTCAGCCGTAGGAGGTGCAGCAGTTACATTTCTTTTTGGTGGATGGTCTTATCTACTCACTGTATTAATTGTTTTTGTAGGCATTGACTACGCAAGTGGTATAGCGGCAGGAGCAGCAGAAGGGAAACTAAAAAGCAAAATTGGAATCATCGGTATTGCAAGAAAGCTTTTTATTTTTGGGATCGTTGCTGTTGCTCACATGCTGGATACTGCTTTAGGGGATCAACATGTAATCCGCAGCGCAACGATCTTTTTCTATATGGCTAATGAGCTGCTGTCTATTTTAGAGAACGCTGGACGTATCGGATTACCAGTACCAAACGTAGTTAAACGGGCTGTAGAGGTTCTAAAAGATAAAGGGGGAACAAATAATTGAAAACACAAGATTTTATCAATAAGATTGCACCAAGTGCAGTAGCGGACATGAAGAAAACGAAGATACCTGCATCTCTTACCATTGCTCAGGCTATCCTAGAATCAGCTTGGGGTGAAAGTGGACTAACTAAAAAAGGGAACAACCTCTTTGGTATCAAAGGGACAGGCCCAGCAGGCGTTTGCGCTATGCCTACAAAGGAGAATTACAACGGTCAATGGACGACCATAACAGCTAATTTCCGAGCCTATAACAATTGGGGAGAGTCTATTGAAGACCATTCGAAGCTAATTCTAAACGGCACAAGAGACAATCCTACGCGCTATCATGGCGTGCTAGGTGCTGATTATAAAACTGCCTGCCAAGCTATCCACAAAGGCGGTTATGCTACTGATCCAGGGTATCCAGGTAAGCTAATTGGATTGATTGAAAAATATGGTCTAGCTAAATATGACAAGGAGGAATTAACAGTGAAACCAGAGGTAGCGAACGAAATTATCAGCCATCTACAAGGACAGTGGGCTTTTTACAATCAAATGGGGATGAATGATAAGGCTGTGAGGATTGGGCAGCTAGCAGATGAGTTGAGGGTTGCGAGTGGACAGGAGATGCAGAATAAGTAATTTATGTTATAAGAAAAAAGAATAAATAATAGCTAATACCAACAAAACGTCCGAATTCTAAAATTCGGACGTTTGATAATCAGGAACAAATTATTTCAAGTTATTATTTCTTAATGCTCTTATAATTAGGTGGAGGTGATATAAGATAACCAGAATATAAAAAATAGGTATAACAATAGAACCAGCTCCACTAGGGGGGTTGTAGAAATAGTTACCTAATACAACACACAGAATAATAATGTTGACTATGTAGATTATAACATATGATTTTTGGGGAATTTTTTTATTTTTTATAAATAAAGAAATTAAAAATATTACAATTGCTAGAAACAAACCAATATTCATCACGGTTACATTCATCCTAACAACCTCCTAAAATGAACTAAAGCCGCAAGTATGCGGCTTTTAATGCAGTTAAATTAACGCCCGTAAATATTAGTTGTTAATCCATCCCAACCAAAATCCATATAAACACCTTTTTTGGTCTTGTTTTTATCTATCTTCTTAGCTATGCTACCAGCGCGTTTACTAAGTAGTTCCGTTGTAAGAGAGAGAAGTTTCGTGTAATACAATTCGGGAATAATAATTAAAGCAATGGAGTAAAAATCATATGTGTCGACCGCACTCTCTAATGATTCTTGCATGTTATCAGCTTGTTTTCTATTTAGAACATAATGCGTACCCCACCAATAATATTCAAACTCTTCATAAGCATCTTCGGAAGCTTTTACTTTCGATTTGCTAGCGTTTTTAATAATCTGACCATCTTCATCAACTTTAATGATCCCATCTTTAATAAGTTGATTAATTTTTTCGTTGGATTTTACAAAAAATTCATACTCTTCTTCACCCAGTAGCTCTTTTAACTCAGGTTTTAGGTGATAAAAACCATCCTCATCCAAAAATACATTCTCTCTAACAGTTTTTAAATTTTTGGTAACGATTGAAAGAGCTTCAGTATCTACCTCTAATGTTTGTAATTTCAAACCTTGTTCATTAACGTAGGTTGTAGCATCTTCTTGTGCAAATACTGCTGATGGAGTTAGAGAAGTTGCTAAGAATCCTGTTAAGCATAGGGCAGTTACAAGTTTGCATGTTTTTTTCATTTTAATTCCTCTCTTTACATCATATTATATTTACCTGAATTTTACAATTCAGTTTTCTGTAGGCATAATCAAAACCCTTTTATTTCCTCTTATCCTCTGGCTTTTAAAGCATTAGAGTTGTAGTAGCGATATCCGAGTAGCATCTTTTTTGCCAGCATCGCCTATCTCTAATCGAAATACGAATTTTGTTAGCAGGTGATTCTTGGTCGAAGTCTGGTATTGATTCCTTTTCGTTTTCTTTAGAGATTTCAATTTCAATTAAAGGAAATGAAGTGTCCCATATTAACAAGTTGTAAATCTCCTAGGAGGTCTTTAGTGAATAGCTGAAAAACGGCTTTTAAATTATTCCCCCTAATGGGTTTCGTAAAGTTTCCCGTACAGCTATTCATATTGACCAACTAGTGTCTAAGCTTCTGAAAGATAACGATGTACTCATCTAGTTGTTGGCTCATTTGTAGTACGGCTGGGTGTACTAACGAGCCTTTTTTGAAATACAATTGTGCTAATTCTTGGCGGAGGATTTCTATAAGCTTCTGCAGATCATCTTTCGATTGGGTATTTTCCATTTCACATTCCTTTATTTGAGTGATACAATAAATCCGAATAACAATTTTTGTTATTCATGATGTGGGGCGTTCCGGTTAGTTTGGTGGCTAGGGGAACGTCCTTTTGAATTTTAAAAAAACAATTTCAACCCCTCCTTTCTTCCTCCTGTGGATTATTTTACCAAAAGATGCATGTTCGCCTTCAAAAAACGTGAATATGAAACGTTCTTCAAATTTCGACAAAGAATTATAAAGTTTCCATAAAAAAAGAACGCCTTATAGCGTTCTTGGATAAAAAATTTAACAATTAATAACCGGGGTCGTAATCATTTTGTTTAATCGAATACTCAATTGATTTAGGTTTACCAGCGGTATCAGATTGATTGGAAATTGAGAAGTTTATAATCAAAGATAATGAAGCCACCGACAGTATTACCAATACCTTCTTCATGAATAACCCCCCTCTGCCATTAATCGATTACCAATAATTTTATTATACACCAATTTTAACCTTTTTAAATAGTGTAACGACATAGGTTCTGAACAGTTTAAAAAGCCGGAGATAATATCATTCATACATTCGTTTATTTCAAAATATGCGTTTACTTCTCCAAATGATAACAGGCTTTTTATAAAGCTTTCTACACCTTTCTCTATTTGCTTTTTATTCATTTGATAAATCCCTTTATAACGGTAATATCTCCCAACTGAAAGGTGTTTATATGGTGTTTTCGGACTTAGGTTAAGGTATTCGTTTTCTCTATAAAGAATGTTTGATATGTAATCCATGTTATTCATAGATAGATGTATTTCTAACAATTCGTTTACAACATGAATTCGGGACTCTCCACTAATGTTATTGAAGCATTCCTCTAGCAAAGGAATAGCTGTAGAATATTCTTTTTTTCTCACTTTAACGATTGCTCTAGTGAGTTGGGAGGCTTCATTAACAAATGGATAATTGAATTTCTCAAATTCCTCTAGATAATTTTCCACATCACTATATCTACCTAAACGAGACATTGAGTTAATCATAGCTAAATATGCTCTAGCTTTTAACTCATCAGTAGATGTATCCTCTTCAAGTCCTTTTAGACAAAGTTCAATGCCTGCTTTGTATTTTTTAAGAGCATATGCCTGTAATGACATCTTGTAGTAGTATGTAACTTTATCTTCATGAGATAAAAAATCGACATAATGGAGGATTTCTTCACCATCTTTAAAAGATTTGTCCATCCGTTTTAAATCCTGCCTGTCAATCAGATATTTTTGATATAACCCTTTAGCTATATACATTGGTATGCCGTGTATTCTCGCATATTTAATTATCGTATTGTAAAGTGCTAATCTAGAATCATTGTTTGTAATAGTATTAGCAATTGCAAATATAGCCTCTAATGATTCGAAGGTATCCTTTTTTGGATCCTCAAGGAACTTTAACGCCACTTTTTCAATCAAAGAGGGACTAGAAATGTCAATCGCTTCCCAAAGAAAATCCTCTAAAATGCTATTTCTATGCTCAATCTCTATATAAAGTTCAACTATATCGTCATAAGGAATCTGTAACCCATCTGCAATTAATTTAAGGTTCCTTAGTTCAGGGCGTTTTGTTTCACCTGATTCAATCTTAGATAGTATCCCTTTACTAACCCCAGTTTTCCTAGATAGTTCTGATAAGCTCAAACCCAAGTTTATTCGTTTTCCTTTTACCAGTTCCCCCAATGATGTGAAAGTTAAACTTTCAGCCATGTCAAGATATTCCCCTTCCTAAATTAATAAAACATGATATTTCTTAACATTCTAACTTAAATGTATAATTATGTAAATACGAATAAAATTATGTAATAATATCTTTTAGAATAAATAAAAAGACTATAAAAAAACTTATAATGATATGGCCCCTTATGAGTGAACAAGTGACAGTAACACAAGAGAATAGGGGAGTAATTGAATCTGCATTAGGGTGGGGAGATAGGTTTGATTCAACATTTTAAAAAATCAAGTTATAGAATGTTGAGGATTTCTTAACCTCTCTTCACATTCACAATTTGTATTTTGAACCACTGGTAAGCGCCCTTTCAAAAAAAATTCATCAACATAAAATGTACTAATCTAAATATGTCTTATTAAAGAAAATGGTGATCTATTTGACCTTTAATAACAAAGTAGTGAATGGGAATTTTGAAACGGGAACTCTCACTCCTTGGAGTTCTTCAAATGTTACCACTAGTAACTTGCAGAGTCATTCAGGTTCTTTTAGTGCATTATTATTTGGAAATACGGCTAATAGTTTCTTGGTTCAAGACATACCTGTAGTACCTGGAGATAGTTTTGAATTTTTTCTTTCAATCGCAAAAACAGGGAATTTGCGAAGCTCTCAGGTAAATATTGCACTAATTTATTTAAATGTAGTTGCTACCCCTATTGGGATTGGAATGAGTACTATACTTCCTATTGATCATCTTCCTAATAGCACGAATAATAACTGGACTACCATTTACGAAACAACTTCCGTTGTACCTGCAACGGCGATTCGAGCATTGGTTATTATTCATAAGATTCCTTCTCCATCAACTGCAGATATTGTAGTTGATGACATCGTATTATTACAAACTGGTTCAGGAGCAACCGGAGCAACCGGAGCAACTGGTGACACGGGAACAACCGGAGTTACAGGAGCAACCGGAACAACCGGAGTTACAGGAGCCACTGGAGCCACCGGAGCCACTGGAGTAACCGGAGCAACTGGTGACACGGGAACAACCGGAGCCACCGGAGCAACAGGAGCAGCCGGGGCCACAGGTGATACCGGAGTCACCGGAGTCACCGGAGTTACAGGAGCCACCGGAGTTACAGGAGTAACCGGAGCAACTGGTGAAACTGGAGCAACCGGAGCAGCCGGAGCAACAGGTGATACCGGAGCCACCGGAACTACTGGAGCAACAGGAGTAACTGGAGCAACAGGAACCACTGGAACTACAGGAGCAACTGGGGCC